ATTCCAGAAGGTGCTGCTCGTCAGCTTTTTGGATTTGGCTGTGAAGACAAAGAATTTGTGCTGGTTCGCCATGGATGGATAAAACTCCACAGCGAACTGGAAGAAGGACTTAAAATCTTAGAGCAGTTCGTCATAACAAACGAACCGCCAGTACAAAACAGCTCGTTACCCTCGGCTGTAGGAGCAATACCCTTGCGGATCAACAAGTCCGCTGGGGGAAAGTCCTCTATTAAGCGGGTAGCTTAACCATGGACCTCGAATGGCAACCCTCAATGATTACCTGTCTCAAGTTGAGAACCTGTTGCATGATGTTAACAATGTTTTCTGGACGCAAAACCAGTTAACAACGTACATCAACGAGGCCAGGGAAAGAACTGTCCGAGACACTGGTTGCCTAAGAACCCTTCAAACTACAACCGCTCCCCTAGCGTACAACACCAGCACTAGCACTGGTGTTTCTCCCACGTTATGGCAAGGTAACACAGCTGTTACCGCTGGTCAGTATGTGTTTTCTAACATTTATACCTATGTGTACACTCAAAGTGGCACATCTGGTAGTTCAGCCCCCGCATATCCTACGGGAACCAATCCTTTCCCTCCTACCACGCCTTTTGCAGATGGCACAGCCATGTTGCAGTATGTAGGACCCGCTGAGATCATCAACTTTAACTCATTACCTCAACAGTTAAATGTCTACGATATTGTCAACATTAACCTTTACTGGGGCAATTCTCGGATACCTCTTCGCTATTTGCCCTGGTCTAATTTCACAGCGCAGTTGCGGTACTGGCAAAACTATGTGGGTAGACCCGTTTGCTTTTCAGTGTACGGTCAACAACAAATCTACATTGCCCCCATCCCAGATCAGCAATACTACATTGAAGTAGATACCAACATATTGCCCAATCCTTTGTCATTGAGCAGTCCAAATACTGTTGATAACATCATTGATCCGTATTCAACGGCTGTGCAATACTATGCAGCGTACAAAGCCAAGTTTTACGAACAATCTTACGGTGAGTCTGAAATTTTCAAACAACAATACGACAAACACATTCTGAACGTACTTAACAGCACGTTTACTAGAAGAATTCCTGATCCTTATAGTTCTGGAGGTTGATCATGGCCTCCGCAGAACAAAAGAAATCTTATGCGGTCATTAAGAACTTTAAAGGTCTTGACACCAAGGCCAATAGGACCGCTATTGATAAAGATGAGTTTTACTGGATAGAAAATGCCATGCCTATTGGGGCTGGCAATATGCGCATTATTCCCACCAGCTCTAACGTCAGCAACGCTGGCAATAGCGTGGTGTTTACCAGTAATGTCACAGCTCTTTATTCTGCCAACATCAAAGACGATTATGTTGTTGCTTTTGAGTCAGACGGCAGTGCACAGGGATATGACTTACAAGGCAATGCGATGGTAACCATTGCAAGTGCTGGAACTTTATCAAACACGGGTGTAGCAGCTGCTCAGTACCAAAACACGGACCTTTTCATTGGTGACCCAACCAAAGGTTTGTATGATTGGAATGGCACAAGTTTGATTCCCGTTGGGTCTGTAGGCTTGATTGCAATTACAAACCCTGGCATCAATTACACATCTGCCCCTAACGTCACCATTTCTCCCCCAGATAATGCCAACGGGGTGCAAGCAACGGCTGTTTCTAGCATCACCTCTGGTTCTGGCGGTGTTTTAAGCATCCAAATGACCAATACGGGTTCAGGCTATACGTCTGTGCCCAAAGTCATTATTAGTACACCTGATGTACAGGGTGGAAACACAGCTGTCGGTGCAGCTACTATTTCTGGTGGCAATGTGGTTGCCATTTCTGTGGTTTCACCTGGTTCTGGTTATCTCAACCCCCCGTCTGTGACCATTTCTGGGGGTGGTGGTTCTAGTGCAACTGCCAATGCAACTTTATCCACAGGCATTGTTAACTCAATTACCCTCACAAATGCGGGTAGTGGATACATCAATCAACCTAGTGTGACCATATCAGGCGGTGGGGGCACAAATGCCAACGCCATAGCCCAACTCGTGACTTTTGCCACGGGTACAGTGTCCATCCAAGTCAATAATGGGGGCTCTGGGTATGGACCTTATGGCAATCTGGCGGTCACCATTACTGGTGGAGGCGGTACAAATGCAAATGCAACTGCCATTATTAGCGGTAATGTGATCACAGAAGTGGTGATGAACAATCCAGGCTCTGGATACACTTCAGCTCCAGCTGTGAGCATTTCTGGTGGTACTGGATCAGGCGCAAACATCAGCGCAACCATAAATACCAACAAAATTGTGGATGTAGCCACTTTTAGCGGTCGTGTTTGGGTAGCAGCTGGGCGCACAGTGTACGCATCTGCCTCTACAAGCCCCACAGATTTTACGTCTGTATCTGCTGTGGCGTTCAATATTACAGATAGTACGTTACACGGTAACATTCAAGGCTTGTTATCAGCCAATAACTTCTTGTATGTGTTTGGCGATGACAGTATCAACGTGTTTTCTGACCTTCAGGTGACCTCTACGGGGGCTACGGTGTTCACCAACACCAACGTCAGTGCATCTATTGGTACTAAGCGGATATACGCCATATTCCCGTATTTCAGGTCCGTTTTGTTTATGAACGACTATGGTATTTATGCCCTGGTCGGTTCTACAACAACCAAAATTTCAGACCCGTTAGATGGTATTTTCCCTTACATAGATTTCAGCAAACCTGTAACGGCTGGTCAAGCACTGCTCAACAACATTTTGTGTGCGGTATTTAACTTCTATGTAAACAGTTCTTTCCCGTTTGGTTCTGGTGGATCACGGTACATACAGTGCGTGTTCTTTGAGAAAAAATGGTTTGTTACCAGCCAGGGAGCTTTATCGTATATCACGTCTGTGCCTTTTAATGGCACAGTTAATTTGTACGCTACAGATACTAATAAAGTATTAAAACAATTGTATAGTGATTCAATTAGCCCCATCAATAGTTACATACAAACTGCTTTGCAAGACATGGGTGACCCCATACGGACAAAACAAGCATTGAAATTTGCGGTTGAAGCTACATTGTCGCAAGGTGGTATTTTTGATGTCACAGTAGACTCGGAAAATGGGTCTAGCCCACAATATGTTTTATCCAATGAAATAACTTGGATAAATAATGTTTTGCAAACAATAGGTTGGACAAATAATTCGTCTAAGACGATAATTTGGACATCTTCACAAGGATATGCGTTGTACAAATCAGACGCAGAACAGTACGGTAAGTATTTAGGGTTAACCATGACCAGCAGTTCGCCAGCGTTCATCGTTAACACGTTTGAGTTTGAACATGAATTAAGAGTGAGGTTCTAAAATGGCAGTTTATTACACGTTTGGAAATGCTACAGCTGCGATACCTTTGTCTCAGCTAGACAATAACTTTGCAACACCTATCACGATTGGTAACGTGTCTGCTCAATTGGGTAATACGGTTGCAACCATTGGAAACCTCACTTTAACCAATGTTACTATTACAAGTGGAACTATTCCTTCTGCAAATTTATCTAGCAACAATATTGTTATTGGAAATACAACAGCTGCTTTAGGTAGTACAGTTTCTTCTATTGGCAATTTAACTTTAGCCAACGTAACAATTCAAAGTGTTTCTTCTGCCATTACACCAGCTGAAGGTGGTACAGGATTAACATCTGTAGGCACATCTGGAAACGTGCTTGTTAGTAATGGTACAGCTTGGTTGTCACAAGCTCCAGCTGCTAGTGTGTCTTTGTCTACCAATAACACTTGGACAGGTACACAAACGTTTAATGGCACATCTAGTATTCTAGGTGCTGTCTTATTGGATTCTGCTGAAACCGTTAACGTAGTTGGATCAGCACCATCAAGCACAACAAACTTTTACATTCAAAGTGGTTCGGTTCAATATTACACAACATCTGCTGCCAACAACTGGACGTTAAACATTGCATTTAGCTCAGGCACGTCTCTCAACACAGCCTTGTCAACAGGACAGTCTATTACGTTTACTTTGATTACAACACAAAGTTCAACCGCTTATTACAACAATGCCGTAACCATTGATGGAGCATCGGTAACACCAGTTTGGGTTAATGGTGCGCCAAGTGCTGGTAATGCAAGTGGAAATGATGTTTATCGTTATGCTGTTATTAAAACAGGAAGTGCCACATATACGGTTTTGGCAAGTCTTACACAATACAAATAAGGATTAGCAATGCCACTTCAACAAACTTCAGGTAATGTAACGCAAGATGCTTATGGTAGTGGTAGTAAGCCGATTGTGCCTGTTTATGTAGAACAAGTTTTTTCAACATATTGTTATAAGGGTAATGGTGGTACACAAACCATTACTAATGGCATCAATATGAATTTTAATTCAGTATCTAATAATTGGATGATGTGGACCAAAAACAGAGGTTCAACATCAAATCATGCAATTACTGATTCAACTTATGATTTCCAAACATATTATTCATCAAATAATAATTCATCTTACACTCTTGATTTTAATTACCCGTCAGGATTATCTACAACAGGATATACGTTAGGCAATAGTTCAATAACAAATACAAACAACCAAAAATATGTGTCTTGGGTGTTTGGGCAAAAAAAATATTTTTTTGATGTGGTTTCATATAGCGGCAATGGAACAACAAAAAATATTGCACACAAATTAGGTTCAGTTCCTGGTTGTATTATTGTAAAAAAAGCTGGAACAAGTAATTGGCAGGTTTATCATCAAAATTTAACATCAGCATCTTATGGAATTCAATTAAATTTAAGTAATGCTCAATCATCTGATACAACACTTTGGAATAGCACCGCACCAACATCATCTGTTTTTACAGTAGGATCAAGTGCAGATACAAATGCTTCAGGAAGCATATATACGGCATTTATATTTGGTGCGGGTGGCACAGGTGGTTTTGGTCCAAATGGAACGCAAGATATTATTAGTTGTGGGTCTTTTGCTCAAGGTTCATCAGTTACATTGGGTTGGGAGCCACAATGGTTGTTAATTAAAGATGTTGGTAATTCGGTTGATTGGTATATTATGGACAATATGCGTGGACTTACCGCATCTGGTCAATATGTGCCTTATTTAATACCAGATGTTTCTTCTGCTGAAGGTAATTTTGGATCAACCGCACTCTGTTCAATAAATGCAACAGGATTCAATGCAGTTGGTTTTGCAACGGGTGGCCCTTATATTTACATAGCCATACGCAGAGGCCCAATGGCAGTGCCTACTATTGGGACAAGTGTTTTTAGTCCTAATGTAGAACCAAATTCATCAAATCCACAAACAATAACTACTGGATTTCCTGTTGATTTATCTATAAATGCAAGTCCATCAGGTTCAGATAGAGGTGTTATAGATAGATTAAGAGGTGGTGGTACTAGTACATCACCAACAGAATCTAATCCAATTGTATATACTAATCTTGCAGGTATTGAAGGTGCTGTTAGTGGTTTATTTTTTGATAACAATACTGGATTAGTAGATAGTGGGGCTTATGATAGTTCTGGACAAACATTTTGGAACTTTGGTAGAGCGCCTGGATTTTTTGATATTGTTTGTTATTCAGGTAATTCAACATCTGGAACAACAATTAAACATAATTTAACAGTAGCACCAGAATTTATTTTTGTTAAAAATAGAACTTTCAATGGGTCTTATTGGCCTGTTTATAACAAAACATTAACTGGAACTAGTTATCTTAAATTAAATACAAATGCAGCGTCTTCGGTAAATAGTGTTTTTTGGAACAATACAAATCCAACATCTACCGTGTTTACGGTTGGTAATAATAACAACATAAATGGAACTGGGTATAACTATGTTGCTTATTTATTTGCAACTTGTCCTGGTGTTTCTTTTGTTGGCTCATATACAGGTATAAATGGAACACAAACAATTAATTGTAATTTTGGTGCTAGTGGAGCAAGATTTATTTTAGGAAAAAGAACAGATACAACGGATGATTGGTTTTGTTGGGATAGCGTAAATGGACTTACATCAACTAGTAGCCCTTATTACACTTGGGATAGTGCTAATGCACAAGTAACAGGAAATCATGGCACTTACGCATCTAGTGGTGGATTTACATTAACATCAACATCGCCAATAAATACCAATGGTGGTTCATATATTTTCTTAGCAATCGCATAAGGACAAATCATGCAAATCAGAATCAGACAAAGCGGACAAGTGATGTATGAGGAAGCCTTTAGGCAACACATACAACAAAGCGGTGGCCCATCATGGGGTCAGACCACAACAGAAATTCTCAATGAATTGGGGGCTGACGTTGTGTTTGATGGCCCACAACCCACTCTGACACCTCCTTATCAAATTGCAGTTCCTAATGGTGTGGTTGAAGAAAATGGTCAATGGTACACATCATTCATTGCTGGGCCTGTGTTTACAGATACAACAGAAGATGGTGTGACCACAACTGCTGCCCAACATCAAGCTGCTTATCAAGCACAAATGGATGCAACGCAAGCTACATCTGTTCGTGCCCAACGTGATGACAAATTGGCAAAATGCGATTGGACACAAGTGGCAGATGCACCAGTTGATAAAGCAGCATGGGCTACATATCGACAAGCATTGAGAGATTTGACTAAGGAAACAGGATTTCCTTGGACTTTTGACTGGCCTACTGATCCAACAGGAGCAAAATAATGTCTGTATCCGCACCTTTTGCCCCTTCTGGTAACACTGTAGTCATTACAGCGTCTACTACTGCACCCGCACCTGTGCAAGTGCCTTCCAATACACTTGGTAGCAACCAGTACAGAATCATCAATTCTGGTTCTGTTGTTGTTGCTTTAGGGTTTGGTCAAACATCTGCTATTGCAGCAGCTGGTGGAGTCATACCAACTACCACACAAGGCAATTGTTTGCCTTTGTTGCCAGGAACAGATGAAATTATCACATTTGCGCCTAATGCGTACTTTACGGCTAATGCAACGTCAAGCACAGCAACGATTTACATTACTCCTGGGGATGGGGACTAATCATGTTAAAGACAGTATCTAGTGGCGGTGGAACAACGGGGCAGTTATCGTATCAAGGCACATGGAATGCCAATACAAACACGCCTACTCTTGTCTCTGGCACAGGTACTAAAAACAATTATTATGTTGTTTCCGTTGCTGGAACAACTACGTTAGATGGCATTTCATCTTGGTCTGTAGGTGACTGGGCTATCTTTAATGGCACAGTTTGGGAAAAAGTATTAGGCGGTACTACTGAGTCTTTTGCCAACATTGCGGTGACCACAGCCAGTGGTTATATGTTTGCCAACGGTACATCTAATGTCACTGCTCAACCCAATATTCCTGTTGCAAATGTTACTGGTGCTGTGCCAAATACTGTTTACATCATTGCTGGCACTGGGTTGACAGGAGGTGGTGCGCTAACAGGAAACGTCACCATTAGTGCATCTGGTGGCACTAACGGAACAGTTACACAAGTACAGGGTAATGGTTCTGTCAATGGAATTACATTAACAGGTAATGTCACCACGTCAGGTAATTTGACTTTAGGTGGAACATTATCAGGTATTACCAATAGCCAGTTGCAAAACAATTCAGTTACTATAGGCAACACCGCAATTGCATTAGGTAGCACCGTAGCCAGTTTGGGTAATGTAACAATGGCTAATGTGACTATCAATTCTGGAACCATCAATGTCACCAGCACTAATCATGCAGCTACTGTTGCCTCTACTGCCACTTATGGTACTGCTAGTTTGCCTCTCCAACCTTTAGGATTTATGAGTGTTGATCTTAACGGTACGGTTGTAAAAGTGCCTTACTATGCGGTGTAATCATGAATCAGAACGACTTAGCCTATGTTGAGTTTGGAGACAAAGAAGGTCTGGGAAGGCTTGTGTTCGAAAACTTTCAACAACACAGATTGTTTTGGCAAACGCTAAACAGAGTGGGTGTGGCTACGCCTTTCTACCCCATAGAAGAGGCAAACCCAGACAACTTAGATGATTGGTTGCTAATCCACAATCAGATGCACGAATCTTTGGCAAAGATACTTAACCTTGCCAACCCTTTTCAATTGTTAGATGCGGATTGGAACGTAGAAGAAGACTTTTACGATTGGATTGGTGTGCATCAAGACATTCACCAACAAATAGCCCAGGCTTTAAAGGTGCAGTAATGGCAAGAATGGAACCCATACAAATACTGGAAAAGAGCTTACAAGGTTCTCGTCAAGACCCAGCTCGTGTCCATAATGCCATGGCTAAATTGGTCAAAACTGATCCCAACTTTAGAGTAATGAGAGCTGGAAACACGCTTTTCAGCTATTACAACAGAGGTAATGGCAATGCGGAAATGACCATGGATACTGCTGACAATCCTAGAGAATTAGTCAAAAGCATCAAAGAATTTGCAAAAGCCATGAAAGTTGCCAAGTTTAAAAAAATCATGTTTTCTATGGCTAACCCTCAAGTCGAGAAAATATTGAAAATGATTGACGTTAGATACCAGCTGCAACCCACTTCTAATGGTCAAATGAAAGCGGTGGTGGACCTATGAGTCATGTAGTACAAGACCTTGGTAATGCCGTTAGTAATGCAGTTAACACGGTAGCCAATGACGTAAGTAATGTTGTTGAAACAGCCGTTAACAATCCCATTCCTATCATTGAAGTGGTTGCGGTCACACTTGCTCTTGGCCCAGAAGGTTTAGACCTTTCATCTAACATTGGTGCGCCAGCTACTGCTGCCGTGTCTAACGCTGCTGTGGTTGCTGCCAATGGTGGTAATGTTGACGATATTGCAAAAGCTGCCGCTGCTGCTGCGGTGGGTAGTTATGTATCTACTGCAACTGGAACCAGTGTTGCTGGAACAGCTCCTGACGCAACAACAACGACTTTAGCTAACATTACTGGTTCTGCTGCTGGTTCTGCTGCACAGACGGCTATCATGGGTGGCAACGCATCTACCATTTTGCAAAATGCTTTGGCTGGTGGAGCTGCTGCTGGTACAGCTGCGGGTGCTAGTGCGCTTGGTGCTGGAACAACCACTGCAAATGTATTGGGTGGTGCGGTTGGTGGTGGCACACAAGCTGGCGGTAACACTTTATCTGCACTAACAGGTGCTGCTGGAGGTGCTGCTAGGTCTGTTTCTCCCACAGGAGTAACAACTCCACCGTCAACGCCAGTAGCATCAACATATACGCCAGATTCAAGTGTGGCATTGGTTTACCCTGATAGCGGACAAAGTGCTATTGCAAATGCAAGCGACTTTTCAACCATATCAACACAAACGGCCAGTAATGTTGCTGGTCTTGGCCCAGAAGGTTTGCCTGATCCAGCCAATTTAAAACCCAATCAAGTCATTTTTGACAGTAGCACTGGTGCGCCATTGTACAAATATGCTTTTGACCCCTTTACTCAAACAGGTCAAATTGTTCCGTTTCAACAAGATTCAGCTGGTAATTATTACTATGTTGACCCAGCTACTGGACAGAGTTCTGGTGCTACTCAAGCCGATTTTGAAAGAGCTTTCTATAAAGCCAATCCCCAAGAATACTTGGCTATGGCACAAAAGATTTATGGTGGCACAGGCAACATAGATCAGATCAATCAAGCCATTCAAGATCATTTAACAAAATTAGGCATTGCAAACACTTCTGGTGCTACACCAGTTGAAACCATAGATGCAACTGTATCTTCTGCCATTAACAATATTGTTAAAAATATTGATATATCGGCTCTGTCTAACAGCGCATATTCAGAAAATGCTGCTGGTGCATTATCTAGCCCTATCATTCAAAACATATTGCAACAGGCTGGCAACCAGTCTTATGTCAATGAAATTTTGCAAAACATTGCATCTGGTGGAACTCAGTATGCAGATGCAACCTATTACAAAAACTTATTGAGTGAAGTTGTTCAACAGTATCCTCAACTAAATACTGCTCAGATTCAAAACATCCTCACGCCTCCATTGATTCCATTGACACAAGGTACGATCAATTCGTTGAATGTGCCTAATGTTGATGTAACCAACATTCCTTTGCCCCCAGGCGTTCCTTCAGATGCAGTAATTAGTATTAACCCTGTGGATAACTCACTGGTTTTCTACAGTGCATCTCAAGATCAAACATACAACCAGACGGGTCAAGTTGAAAACCCACAAGCCCCGACAACAACCACATCAACAAATACATCAACAGTAAATTATCCAACTGTAGGTCCACAAACACCATCTTCAGCATTAACAACTGCGCTTAATTTGCCAACTGTTGGATCAGTTACAAGTGTGACTACTCCAGGAGTGACAACACCAAACGTAACTACTCCATCAGTCACTAAACCAGGTGTAACCACGCCAAGCGTAACCCCACCAGGAGTTAAACCTCCTAGTGTTACATTCCCAACTGTAACGCCTCCTACCGTTATTCAGCCTCCAGAAGTCCAACCTCCAGAAGTTCAGCCTCCAATTGAAAAGCCTCCAACTGGACCATCTACAGAAAAAACAAAACTACCTTCTTACACACCTGATGTGTTTGTTTATGGCAATGTCCCCAAGGCTTTGGCTGGGGGGCCTTTTGCACAAGTCACAGGCCCCGCACCTGGTGAGTCAGTAGGATTAGGTGGCGGTGGAGGGGGAGTAAATGTAGAATCAGGTAAAGAGCAAGCACCTGTATGGAACGTGGCATCTCTGAAGTTAAAGCCTGGAGAGGAAGAGACAACAGACTACAGCAATTTATCATCGGCACTGGGGATATAATATGGCAACAGCACTTAAAGACTTAACTAGACTGGGTACAGATGTACGCCAGATAGCTAGACTTTTACAAAAGAAAGCCCCCCCAGGACACAAGCTGGCTTACATCAATGAAGAAGAGGCGGCGTTACTGAAATCTCGTGGTGGCTCTGGACGCATCACAGAGTCGGGTATCCCCTCATACGAACTTGATGAAAGTTTGCAAATACCTGGCGCATCACCAGCTACTGAACCAGCTCCTGTTGAGCAACCCATTTCTGCTGGAGGTGGTGGTGGTGAAATTGGTGGCGGTGGAACTGTTTCTGCGCCTTCTGCTCCTGAGTCCGCACCTGTTGACATTGGATTTGGACCTGGCGCTTTTACACCGACTCCAGCACCAACTCAAATAAGCCCCTCTTTGGCTGCTGGTGGCGGATTAACTTCTGATCAAACAAAAGCTCTGTATGGCGATCAAGGTTATGGTGCAACAACAACGCCAGCACAAGAGGCTGGTGTAACCGTACCCAAACAAGATCAAACTCAACCATCTAAGGGTTTATCCGAAGAGACAAAGTACAGGTTAGGTATTGGTGGGCTTGAGGCTGTTTTGGGTGCATCTCAAGTTAGAGCTGCACAATCACAAGGTCAAGCTGCACAGCAAGCCTTACAACAACAGGCTGCACCTTATCAACAGCAAGGTCAACAATTATTGGCATCTGCTCAACGGGGTGAGTTGACTCCCGCTAACCAACAAATCTTACAAGCTGCACAAGCACAAGCTGCTCAAAACGTAGCTACCAGAGGTGGTGTTGGTGCTATGCAAGCACAAAACCAAATCAACGCACTGGCTCAACAATTGCTTACTAGCCAGCTTAATTTGGGTCTACAGTTGCAATCTGTGGGTGACAAGATTGCTCAAGGCGCTATCCAAGCTGGTGTCCAAGCTGATCAGTATGTTAACCAGCTGACCAACAACTACGCCATGAACATTGCTAGAACATTGTTGCCTGGTTCTGCGCCTACTACCACAACTCCAACACCAGCTGGAGGTAACCAATAATGACAACAACATTAGGTCAATTAGGATCAGGTACTTTTGGGGCTTTTGCACCACAAGACCTTGCTCCATCCAAACCAAAAGCAACACCTCCTGTTGATGTTGATCAAGAGTTGATTAAAGCTGCCGAGTCTAAAGGTGAGCTTGAAAAAGCTCGTGCGCAAGAAGAGTTAACGTCAAAAGAGATGTTGGCTAGGGGTGAAGAAAAGACAACAAAAGAATATGCCAAATCTATTGCTGAAGACCCAGCTCGTGCCATGCTTGAAGAGAAGATTCAAGAACGTGACCGTGTTAAGTTTGTGCCCACGCAAGAGAATGTCAAAGACTTAGGATTGATGTTTACCCTAACTAACTTGTTGGGATTCATGATTGGTGGCAAGTCTAAAGGCAATGCACAAGCTGCAATGTCTGCCATGAACGGTATGCTTGAGGGTCACCAAAAGGGTTTGGCTGATCAATACAAGAAAGAAAAAGACATTTATGATGAAAACGTAAAGGCTTTGGATAAAACCATTGATAGCCTTTACAAGAAAATTCAAGATGGTGTTCAGCTTTACGCAACCAACAGAGATGCTGGACTTGCTGAAATACGCACAGCCATTGCAGAACATAATGCTAATTTCTTAAAAGATTCTCTTGAGAAGTATGGTCCAGCGTATGCTTACGACAAGATCAAAACCATCAAAGAGATGAAAGACAAGAAAGATTTGGCTGACGAAAGACTCAGGCAACACGCTGAACAGATTGCCCATCAGAAAGTTCAAGAACGTCAAGCCGAGGCTCAATTGGCTGAGACTAAACGCTATCACGACATTGAGGCTGCCAAGCAAGGAAAAGGCGGTCAAACTCAACAGTTCATGGCACAACGTGCTGTTAACGCTTTGGGTGGACTTGCATCTGCTGCTGAAAACATATCTCAATTGCCCAAAGGCTCAACAACAGGCATTTTGTCTTACTTGAGCAACAAGCCTGGAATGATTAACTTCTTGTCAGATGAAGGCGCAAGGAAAATTTCAGATAAACAAGCGGAGGCATTCGATGTGTTGTTTACTGGTGTTACTCGCAATCTTGCTGCAATTGAAGCCTCTGGAGCTGCTACTGGTCTGGTTGGTCTTGCATCTCAAATGGAAAAACTTATTCCAAAAGCTGGTCAGTCCAACTTCAAGTCTGCCTTACAACTGGCTGATATGAGAAGGGTTGCCGTAGAGAACATCACGCCTTTGATCAATTCTGGTTTGCTCAATCCTCAACAAAAGGAAGAGGCTAGTAGACTTGTACAGAGAATTGAAACAGCCATTCCTTATACAACCAATGACATTGTTAAAGTTCAATTTGCTGGTAAACCTACTCTTGGTGAATCTGGTGCTGAGTTAGCTGGCAAAACGCCAACATCAACTTACGACTCAGAAAAAGAGGCTCGTTATCAGGCTTGGAAAAAGGAGCATGGTTATGAGTGAAAATGAAGAGTTTGAATTCAGAGCTAGAGCAGAAAAAGAAAAAGCTCCCAAGTCAGAAGAACCTGGATTTGGTGAAAAAGCGGGCGCTGCGCTTTATGGTGCAACTACTGGGGTTCTTGGTGGTTTAGGAGAATTAGAAAAGTTTGGGGCATACACAGTTCCACAGGCTTTAGGTTTTCAAGAACCTGGAGAAAAACAACAGCTTGCTGGTCGTGAGACTTTGTTTCCTACCATTGAAGAAGTTCAAAAAGGCTTGTCAAAATTTGACATTAAAAAACCTAGAGAAGATGTTTCTGGTTATCAAACTGCTGGTGAAATTGTTGGCGGTCTTGGGCCATCATTGCCTGGAATGATCAAAGGCGGTGCAAAAGCATTGTTGGGAACACCTACGGTTACC